CAACTACGACGGGCTGAAGCTGGTGGCCGACGCCGTGGTGAAGGATGGCACGTTTGATCTGGTCATTGTGGACGAAGCCAACGCGTACAAGAACGACCGCACCGAGCGGTTCAAGACGCTGGCGAAGATTCTGAAACCCGACACCATGCTGTGGATGATGACGGGCACGCCAGCGGCGCAGTCGCCGGAAGATGCGTTCGGCCTTGCCAAGCTGGTCAACCCAACCGGCATTCCGAAGTACTTCACGCAGTGGCGTGACATGGTGATGAACAAGATCACCACGTTCAAGTGGGCACCGAAGCGCGATGCACAGGAGAAGGTGTTCCGTGCGCTGCAGCCTGCGATTCGATACACAAAGGAAGAGTGCTTGGACTTGCCGCCCGTACTGACGCAGACGCGGGAAGTTCCGCTGACGCTGCAGCAAGTGAAGTACTACAAGCAAATCAAGGAGCAGATGATCACTCGCGCAGCAGGCGAGACGATCACTGCAGTCAACGCCGCCGCTGGCGTCAACAAGCTGCTGCAGATCAGCGCGGGCAGCGTCTACACCGACAACAAGGAGGTGGTCGAGTTCGACTGCGCGCCACGTTTGAGCGTGCTGAAGGAAGTCATTGACGACACCGACCGCAAGGTCATCGTGTTCGTCCCCTACCGGCACAGCATGGCCGTGCTGTTCGACGCCCTGAGCAAGTTCGGCGTGGAGCAGATTCACGGGGACATCTCGACCGGGCAACGCAATAGCATCTTCAAGCGGTTCCAGAACGAGGACAGCATCCGCATTCTGCTGATCCAACCGCAGGCAGCGGCCCACGGCGTCACGCTGACACGCGCTGACACGGTGGTGTTCTGGGGGCCCGTAATGAGCACCGAAACGTACCTGCAGTGCATCGCACGGACGGATCGGATCGGGCAGGACTCCGAGCACGTCACGGTAGTCCACTTGCAGGGCAGCGACATCGAGCGCCGGATGTACTCGGCGCTGGAGAAGCGGGTCGAGAGCCACAACCTCCTCATCCAGATGTATGCGGACGAACTGGGGTTGTCTAAATCTTGACATCGTAGTACGCTAGTCGCACAATTCGAAAAAACACAGAGGAGCTTCAAATGGATGCAACAGACATCCCGCTGGGCAAACTTGCTTCCACGTACACGAAGATCAGGGCTGCGAAGCAAAAGCTGCAGGCCGAGTACGACGGCAAGATCGAAGCACTTGAAGAGCAGATGACGCTGTTGTCGCACGCCATGAAGGACATCCTTCTTGGCCAGAAAGCGACCAGCATGAAAACCGAGTCGGGGCTGGTGGTGCTGTCGAAGAAGTCGCGCTACGACGCCACCGACTGGGACGCGATGTACCGCTTCATCAAGGAGCACGACGCCTTCCTGCTGTTGGAGAAACGCGTGCACCAGAAGAACATGCAGCAGTACGTAGCAGATAACCCCGACGCAGTACCCCCGGGGCTGAACATCAACACCGAGTACGTCATTTCCGTTCGCAAGGCATAAGGGGAAGAGCCACATGGCCACGAATCAAGTTGCACTGTTTGACCCGAAAGCAGCAGTACCGGCATTCGCTCGCAAGGCGGAGATCAGCGATCTCGCCAAATCGTTAGCGGGCGGCGCAGGCGGCAAGCGCATCAGCATCAAGGGCGGCGTGTTCCGCCTGATCGACGGCGGGCAGGAGATCGCGCAAGTTGAGAACCGCTACCTCGACGTGGTGATCGTCAACGCCGCCGCGAAGATCGGACGCACGTACTACGAAGGCAAGTACAAGGAAGATGCGGTCACGGCCCCGGCGTGCTGGTCAGCGGACGGCGACCGCCCCGACGCCTCGGTGCAGCACCCGCAGTCCTCGGCGTGCTCCACTTGCCCGCAGAACGTGAAAGGCAGCGGTGACAACGACAGCCGCGCCTGCCGCTTCAGCCAGCGGCTGGCCGTCGTGCTGGCCAACGACATCGAGGGCAGCGTGATGCAGTTGCAGGTGCCTGCCAAGTCGCTGTTCGGCAAGGAGGAGGGCGGCAACATGCCGCTGCAGTCCTACGCCAAGTGGCTGGCCGCGCAGAACGTAAACCCCGACATGGTGGTCACACGCCTGAAGTTCGACACCAAGGCCGAGTCGCCCAAGCTGTACTTCAAGGCGATGCGCTGGCTGGTGGAGGATGAGTACGCTACCGCACAGAGCCAGTCCAAGACGCCCGACGCCATCGCCGCCATCACCATGACCGTCGCCCAGACGGACCACGTGAAGGAGAAGGACGAGGACGACGAGGAGCCCGCGCCGCCCCCGGCGAAAGCGGCCAAGGCCGCGAAGCCCGCCCCGCAGGCAGCGCCCGCCGACGATGATGAGGACGAGGCCCCGCCCCCGCCCGTCAAAGGCAAGGGCAAGGCCAAGCCCGCTCCTGTGGCAACAGAGCAGGAAGAAGATGAGCCGACCGAGCCCGTGAAGCGCAATGGCAAGGCCAAGGCCGAAGCTGCCCCGGCACCCACCTCGTCCAAGCTGGCGGGGCTGGTGCAAGCGTGGGGCGACGACGACGAGTAACCCACACAGGGAGGGGCCCCGCGTAGGGGCCCCTTTTTCAGCATGCTGTCGAACCGAGTCAAAGACGCCGTACTGAAGGCACCCAAGACGCTGGGCAACCAGCTTGGGCGTGAAGCCGTTCGCCTCGACTTTTCTGTGCTACGTGTTGCCAAATACACGGGGGCCACTCGGTGGACCGTATATACGTGGTTCAAAGGCGGATCGGTGACACCGGCTTACCGTGCCCGGGTGAAGGGTTTAATCTCGATCCTCCGGGGGGCTAAAAACGCTGAAGATGGGTGGAGGAAGGCATGTCGGTATCTGCCAGAGCAAGAACAATGACCAACCGCGAGTTGGTCAACCTGTACGAACTGAGCACCGCTGAAGAGCAGCGCGACCTTGCGCACGAGCTTTACAAGCGGGTGTTCCGCGCCGTGCATGGGGAATCGCTAGCCCCGCAGCAGCAACCAGCACAAACACAACTCCTGTAACAACAACAACGGGTCGTCATGCGCGGCCTAGAAAGCGTGAGGATGGGGAATGTCGCCCAGCGGCTTTCTTCACGCTGTGCTGCCATCTGCGGGTGTCTACTGCTTAGTGGGCATCAAACGCGGGGTTCAGCAAGCGTTCTATTCGGGGATCGAAGAACTGGTCGAAGCTGCACAAGCACTCGACCGCAAGAACAGCAACGCCTACTTCGCCACGGCAACCTTCGAAGAGGAAGGTTCGCGCACAGCGGACAACGCGATCTACCAGCGGAGCATTTTCCTAGACCTTGATTGCAAGACAACGCAGTACGCCAGCAAGAAAGACGCCCTCGCGGCGCTTGCTGGCTTCATCGAAACCGTAGGGCTCCCAACGCCGTGGATCGTGTCGTCCGGTAACGGACTGCACGTGTATTGGGCGTTCACTGACAACATTCCGGTCGCTGTCTGGAAGCCGGTGGCGGAGCGATTCAAGCGACTGTGCGCCAAGCACAGCTTCCTGATCGACAACGCCGTGACCGGCGACGTGGCGCGCATCCTGCGCATACCGGGCACGCACAACTGGAAGGACCCCGAGCACCCAAAGCTCGTTGAACTCCGCGTATCCGGTCAACCGGAGGCGAACGATTGGGACGAGTTTGCCGCGCTGGTGAAAGAGGCCGTCAACGGCCACGACATCATCGAGGATCGGCCCATCGACGCGCTTCCCGGCCAGCGGCTGAAGGCGGCACCGGATGCGGTGGGGATGAAGCTCGCGGAGTCGAGCACCGTGCGTTTCCGTGACGTGCTGCAGAGAACGCAGCAGGGCAAGGGCTGCGCGCAGATCGCGTACTACGCCGAGCATGCGGCAGATGACGGCATGGAGCCGCTGTGGCGGGCGATGCTGTCGATCACCAAGCACTGCACCGACAGCGAGAAGGCGTCGGTGTTCATGTCCGACCTCCACCCGTACGAGCACCCGCGCATGCGGGTCAAGCTGCGCGACATCAAGGGGCCGTACGCCTGCACCAAGATCGACGGCATCAACCCCGGCGTGTGCCCCGCCTGTCCGCACTGGGGCAAGATCACCAACCCGCTTGCGCTTGGCCGCAAGGTTGCCGAAGCGTCAGCAAACTCCGTGATACAGCACACCGAAATCCCACAGATCAACTACCCCCGCCCGCCTGCCCCATTCGGCTTCTTCTACGGAGCCAAGGGCGGCGTGTTCGCCAAGGAAGTCAAGCAGTACTCGGACGGCGACGAGGATGAAGTGGAGCGGTGTGTGGTGCCGTACGACGTGTACGTCACCGACACGATGAAGAGCGGAGCGGACGGCAGCGTCCACATCGTGGCGCACAGACCGAGCGGCATGCTCGACGTGGTGATGCCTTCGAAGTCGCTGGTCAGCAAGGACGAGACGCTGAAGTTTCTCGCCAGCCACAACGTCGTGGCCGCAACCGGGCAGGACGCCAAGTTCTACCACTTCATCCGCGCGGGCGCTGGCGACATGCTGCACTCACGTGTGGAACGCAACATGCCCGATCAGTTTGGCTGGCAACCCGATGGCTCGTTCGTGCTGAACAACAAGCAGATCAGCAAGGGCGATGTGCGCGTGGTGCCGGTGTCGCCTGAGCTAGTCAACCTTGTTGCCAACACAACGCCGAGCGGCACGCTCGACAACTGGCGCGCAGTCGTCAACCTGTTCATCGCCAAGAAGAAGCACGACATCCTGTTCAGCATGCTGACGGGCTTTGCGTCGCCGCTGATGGAGTTCACCGGGCACAACGGCGTGGCCATTCACGTGCAGTCGCACGCCTCGGGCACCGGCAAGACAATCAGCCTGATGCTCGCCGCCAGCGTGTTCGGGCACCCGGCGCGCAGCTTCGTGTCAATTCAGTCGAGCGTGCTTGCAACCATCCACAGGATGGGCCTGCAGAATAGTCTGGTGGTGCCGATTGACGAGGTGACGACCAAGACTAGGAGTACGACAGAAGGGGCAGTGGGGTGGGCGAAAGAGTTTCTGTTGGCAGTAACGCAGGGCAAGGGGAAAGAACGAATCGACGGGGCAACGATCAAGGAACGAAGGAACATCACGCAGTGGAAGCTGCTGGCGCTGCTGTCATCGAACACCTCGATCATCGACGGGCTGACATCGAGCACAACGACAACCGAAGGCGAGATCAACCGCCTGCTTGAAATCGAGATGCACGAGCCGCTAGGGCTCACACGCGAAGAGGAGCAACTGGTCGGTACGCTAGCCGACAACTACGGATACGCGGGCTACCAGTTCATCAAGTGGGTCTGCGACAACAAGGACATCGCCCGGGCGGTCGTCAAGCAAGTGGGCGATGAACTGCAGAGCACGTTCAGTGCGCGAGGGACCGAGCGGTTCTGGATGGCTGGCATCACAGCCATCATCAGCGCGGCGCTGCTAGTCAGCCCCAAGTACGCCAACGTGATCAAGCTGCCGGTGCACGCGATCATGGAGTTTGCGTGGAGCCTGTTGCAGAAGATGCGCGCCGCCGCCCACACCAACACCCGCACCGCCAACGACATCCTCAACACCTTCGTCCGCGAATATCACCCCAACCTTCTCATACTGCGCAAGAAAAATGACGCAGTGATTGCACAGATGGGACTGCAGGACATCACCGAAGAAACGCCGACCCGTACCAAGGTGCGCGGGCGTGTGGAGCACGGCTTCAAACCCGGCGTAGTCACGCTCTACATCGAGCGCACGGTGCTGAACCAGCACTGCTACGAGATGACGTTCAACTCGACTGCGTTCATCAGCGAACTACGGCAGAACTTCCACGTGAACGACGACGTGCGCAAGTCGCTGTTCGCCAACACCAAGACGGTGGGCCCCCGGGTGCGCTGCGTGGCGATAGACATACCAGAGGCGCAGTGGCGTGATGTCGATGGCTGACAACCTGCAGGAACTGGAGAAGCTGCAAGTGGGCGAAGCGCACTTTATCCCCACGCTGCGCCCGTACGGGCTGATCGCAGCCGTGGCACTGCTGGCGGAGAACCTGCGCGTGCGCTTCGGCTACCGGGACACGATAGTGGGCGGCAAGTACGGCGTGCTGTTCACACGCCGTACCGGACGCACCGGAATAGTCAACG